TTTGATTTGTAAATGACATGTTAGTACCACCTCTAAAATTTGCCTTTGCGATGTTATAACCAAGTTGTTTTGGACGCATAAAAGCAATATCGAGAATACCTCCAAAATTTTGATCTTCAAGCTTACCAGTTTTCGTATTAACCAAACGAAACTTCATATCTAACGTAAACAATTCAACGTCTATGAGTACATTAGAACCCCCTTTTACGTTTTTACGTTTAGGCATTAATGAGTACCTTCGTGTAACGTGGTATCCCTTAGACCCTTTACTAGTTGCAGTTGCTAAACCGATATACCTTGCAATTCTATACCCCCAATTTGTTCTGTATACAGCGCTAGAATTATTACTATAATTAAATTTTTTTTCGTTAAAATATTGATTTGTTTCTGTAATAACCTTGTTTATAATTTTATAATTATCACGTTGTGCTATTTCACCCAATTTATTCCAAAGTAAAAGTTTAACGGCTTGTAATTTACCAAAATACTTATCATCGGGTTTCATTTTAGGTACAAATTTCGTATCAATATCCGATGTTATTACTCTATCATTTACATTTAGATGAAAATTTACAGCTTCGCCACCACTAATGATCAAATCACCCATTGGTTTCAAAAACTTCGTTAAATCGTCTATTATATCATACATAAGTGGACGTATAGACTCAGTTACGAGTACTTTAGCAGCTTCATCAAACGTTTCGTTTGGGTAAAGTCTATGTACACGAGTTCTAAACTTTTTAATGTTTTCTTTCGAGTACTCTGAAATGTATTTATACAAGGTTTTATCACCAAAACACACTTTTCTCTTTACCCAGTCTTCGATAGTTTTATCAGAAAAATCATTGAATAAATAAAAGAAGTTTTTAGGTAAATTCTTTACTGTCTTTCGTGGTAAAACATCACCGGTTTTTAAAGGTTTTTTATTAGTACTCGGTTTCTTAGTTACCATTATTATATTGTGTATATAATAATATGGATTGTCAGAGTGATGCAAATAAGTGCGACGAAATATTCGGTGAGTGTAGATGTTATGCTGATGTAAACTCAGAAGATCCAAAAAATATACAAGTATGTGGTATACGTAAGAATGGGTATGTGGTACAGTGTAAACCAGGGTGTTGCCACGGTGGTTGCCCTGGTCAATGTTTAGGAGCTAAAGCACGTGAACCATACTCCTTTGGTAAATATACAATACCATATGATAATCAAGTTAGAAAAATTTTTAAACTGTTATTTTCATCTATGATAATATTGGTTATTCTGAGTTCAATTTTAGTATTTAGAAAATGACTTAAAGATACGTCTTGTATATAAGATATAAAAATGTCCATTGAATCCGTTCTCGAAGAAATCGCCGCACTCCGTTCTGATATTAAATCACTTTCCAAAATTGTTAGAAAAATTAAAGCTAAACAGGATGACCCGACAGGTGAAAAGGCGGCGTCTCGTGCAAAGAATAACGGGTTTAATCGTAAACAAGCTATTTCCGAAAAACTCCGTAATTTCCTCGAACTCCCAGAAGGTGAGTTAGTGTCTAGAAGTACCGTGACACGAGCAATTAACAATTACGTGACTGAGAATAACTTGAAACATCCAGATAATGGTCGTATTCTTATGCTCGATGATAAATTGAAGAATCTTCTTCAACCACCGGACGATGTTCAAATTACCTTTTTGAATTTACAAAAATATTTGAGTCCGCATTATACTCGCGTCGAAAGTGCGTAATAATAACTTAAGTAACTTAAAAAAATATACAATTAACTTAATATAATACAATAAATGATTATTGATAGGTCAAATATAGAGAACCTTGTTGGTACAAAGATATCTAATATAGATTTGTACCAAAAAGCATTTACACATAAATCTGTTTTAAAAGAAAATGAAAACTTAGATGGGTCGTTCGAAACTCTAGAGTTCATTGGTGATTCCGTGTTAGGTTTTGTGATAACTAAGTATTTATTTGATAGATACGAAAATAAACAGGAAGGGTTTCTTACCAAAGCTCGTACAAAACTCGTTAGAGGTGAAACTCTTGCAAATATTGCAAACAAACTTGAACTTTATAAATGGGTTCAAATGGATGAAAAGGGTATGCGTAATCAATGGAATAAAAATCCAAAAATTCTCGAAGACGTTTTTGAATCAATTGTAGGTGCCATATACCTTGATCTTGGTTTACTTCACGCAAAACAGTTTATATTGAATATATATACTAACCCTGAATTTATAGATTTAAATTCTATAATGGTAGATGATAACTTTAAAGATCATCTTATGAGATATTGTCAAACAAACAATTTTAATTTACCCGAATACAGAGTTGTTTCACACGAAAATGGTATTTTTTATATCGACGTGTACGTAAATAACATGTTTTTGGGTAGGGGTCACGCAAAAAATAAAAAACAGGCAGAACAAAACGCCGCAAAAAGGTTTTTTTATCCACCCCCTCCTCCTCCGGGTCCTGCACCAAATAAATCAGAAAGATCGGAAATTTTACCACCCCCTCCACCAACTCCTCAACCACCTTCTTCACAACTTTAATTATACTTAAAAAATAAGGGTTATTTTTACCTATAAAATGTTAAAATCGTGTTTATATATTGCTGGTGGTTTAATAGGTATAGTTGTTGGTATAAAATTACTTTTTTTCGTGGATCGTTTTGATGATACACCACCGTCTTCACCTACATGTGATAAATTGGAAGACGAAGATTCTGAAGTACAATATTCTTCCGATGAAGAGACGGTGATTGTTGAAAATGAAGTGTCATCAAGAAGTGGACATACTATAAAATCGAAGTTTGAAAGTAAAATTATGAAATTGTCACACATGAAAAAGCAGGACCTTATTGATGAATGTGTGCGTAGGAACATTGCGTGTGTGGGTACTGTACGTGTTTTGCGAGAACGAATACGTATTGCACGCGAAGATGAAAAGAAGGCTTAAAAATTATAGTAGTAATTAATTCAGTATGCACCCGAATGTTAAAAAATGGTTAGAATTTGAGTATGCACCACAGAAATCACAAGAATGGTTAGATCTTAGAATGGGTATGCTCACGGCAAGTGATGCTGCATCGGCTATAGGTGTTAACAAATATGAAACACCTCATCAACTCCTTTTACGTAAGTGTGGTAAAGGTCCAGTTTTTACAGGTAATGAAGCAACGAGACACGGTGAAAAATACGAAGACGAGGCGCGTATACTTTATGAAGAACGTTACAGCGAAGTTGTTCATGAATTAGGATTGTGTCCACACCCCAAATATTCTTTTTTAGGTGGTAGTCCAGACGGAGTAAGTGAATCAGGTAAGTTAGTTGAAATTAAGTGTCCCATGATGAGAGCAATAGATGATAGTGTACCCGAACATTACATGCCACAATTACAATTGTGTATGGACATTCTAGACTTGGAAGAGGCTGATTTTATTCAGTATAAACCAGAAGCATTGACATGGCCGAAACCAAGTGAGTTTATAGTTACGAACGTAAAACGTGATAGAGAATGGTTTGCTAAGTATATGCCTATAATGCGTGATTTTTGGGATAAGGTTGTATACCACAGAGAACATGGTATCGATGATCCGCCGCCTAAAAAAACAAGAAAAAGGAAAGAATTAATCAGACCAGAATGTCCTATAGTTACAGACTCAGACGATGATTATCACGACGAATAAATAATAATAAATTTTATGCTAAAATTTAACACAATTTTAACATAAAAATATTAGTTTACTATAAAATATGGTTAAGAATTGTTTAGTTTCTAATCTTGAAGATAATGAAATTTCACCAAATGCATGTCAACCAGTGAGTGAAGACGTGTGTAAATCTGGGTTTATGGCACCTGCAGATAAGATAACATTACCAGAAGGTTTAGAAGAAGGTGTTTGTTGTAAATGTAAAATCAACGAAGAATGTAAATATTGTCAAGATACTAAAAAATGTAATAGTAGTCTTGATAGTGAATTAAAATCTAAAGAAAAATTTATAACACCAACGTCCCTTTGTTTTTCCGAATCGGAAGATAATATAAATGGTGATTTAAAAGAAGAATTAGAAAAGAAAAAAGAGGAAAGAATAGATGAAGAAGAAGATATGTATGAGGATTTGAGATACGGTGAGTATGAACCAGAGACTATCAATGAAAATGATAATTTACTTGGTATAAATTATTGGTACATGTTAGTTCCGGTAATTATAGTAGCTGCATGTCTAACATTGTTTACTGTAATGAAAAGTAAAAAAAATGTCAGGGTATAATAAATGGATAAAACATTTGGTTCTCGAGCTGAAGTGTGGCACTGTACCGCACTCAAAACAACAGGTGGTCTTACGAAGAAAGATCTCGTACAAGACAAGTACGGTAAGATTGTGAGTAAAGCTGCGCGTAAAGCGGCAGTTACGCGTATGGAAAGAGAGGGTAAACAAGCACTCGTTAAGGTATTCAAAGCAAAAAAGACTGGATTTAAACTTCAGCCAAAGGAAGGTACAAAAAGATACAAAACATTGATTAAGAAAATGTTGTAATAGAGTAAGTAATAATGACACTCGCTAAGTGGGACGAATCTATCAGAATAGCTAAAGTAAAAATGGGTTTAGACCCAAAATCTTACATCATGATAAAAGGCAAACTCCTCAAAGAGGCACAGGCGATTTATCAAATGTTGATACTAAACGAAAAATTATAAAACAAATTGGAACCCCTTAAGTCTCTGTGGCTCATAAACCACGAGCGAGTTAAGTTTCCAAGAAACGCCGAACTTTTTATTCAAAAAATATACACTATTCATTTCGACAATCGCAGTTCCAGAATTCCTGGAATAGAGACCGTTTCTAATTTCGTCGTATAAAGGTTTCTTTTCTTCGTCGTAAACGTGTGGTTTTACCTTATTATCTATAGTAGAATCAACTTTAACCCTAAACTTTGGTTCACGATCGGGTGATTCCTTGATATTTGAAAAGAACATAGGTTTTAGTTCTTCTATACTCATTGGTTTACCGAAAATATCTTCACTCTGTTCCGAAACGGCACGTATAACCTTATCTTCGATTTCTCGCATACACTCATAAAACTTCTTTACAAAATTACCGTCTTCGTCCCACCCTTTCATTGCAAAGTCTATGTTATACTTTGTTGGACCGACCTCGGGTGTGAATCCCGAAATACCGAACGGCATATACATACGCGGAAAAATGATTTTCATAGATTTATCTTCGATATTACACAACGAAATCTTTCGACCATCGTAGTTGGCAATTTTCAGAGTATCTTTAGCGTTTATAAACTTTGCCATTATTGTATAAATGTATATATACTGTAAGCTTTAACCTTCTATTTATTAAAATCATTTTTTATAATTTATAGTTTTCTTATTGTTTTTATTGTTTTTATTTTTTAGAATCCAAGTATTTAAATAATTTATAAAAACTTTCATATTTTCTTTCGAATTTTTTTTCTCCCGTTCTAATCCACTTAGTTCTGCGTACGTAAAAAGGTTTTTCTGTTCTAAAAAATTTCTTCTAATTTTACTTAACTTCTGTTTTTTACGGTTATTTGGTTCTTCCATAGATAATTTTCGTAAACGTCTTATTATAATATTTTCAAGATTTTTTCGTTCAAGATTTCCTCTTGGCATTTCTATATACTAACATTACTTTTTAGTCGGTGTTAAAAATGTACTCAACCCACTGTTAACATTTTTAGCACGCTGGGATTTAGTTGGTGTTACTGTTTCGAAAGCGGCCTTAAAGGCATTGCTTACAGTTTTCCTGAAAGGACTTGTCATACTATTTACTACTCTTTTACCAAACCCTGGAGAAACGGGTGATCTTTTTGGACTCGATTTGTTCGGTGTTGTTGTCATTTATATATACTAATATTTTCTTATTCTATATAAATATGGATCCGCGTTTATATATACCAGCTGTTTCCATAAGTGCATCTAATATATTAACTACTACCCAGTGTGGGTCTCTCGTTCGTTCAGCGATAAATGTCCCGCTTAGACCACCTGGGTGGGTTTTTGGGGTCGTATGGCCTATATTATACGTAACAACAGGACTTGCTTGGTCTTGGAGTAAAAAAGATACTCTATTTTCTCTTGTTATAGCCACGTGTTGTTTATGGTTATACATATATTCGTGTTTGAAAAACAAAAAAGCGGCAGCGTTTATGCTTTTATCTGCTGCGTTATTGTCGTGGCATTTGGTAAGAATTTTACCCGGTAAATCTAGAAATGCTATAATTCCATTAGCTTTATGGACAAGTTTTGCAACGTATTTAAATACTTACGATGCTTTTGCTTAAAGATATACACTAATATTTTCTTATTCTATATAAATGACTCAGCAACATCAGGAGTGTCCACATGGTTTACCTGTACATGAGTGTGACATATGTCAGTATTTACTTGCAACGCTGGAAAATATAAGAAACGGTCAGAGGACAATATCGAGAGATGTTTTACAAAGAATTCTTAGAATTATGTTAAATACCAATAATTATAGAATACGTCGTTCTTTACCTGATAGAATAACAATATCAAGTGAATTACGTGGATTTTTTGTGGAATATTTGAATAGTTTTAGGAATTCTTACCCTACTAATAGAGTAAATATAGCTAGAAATATAGTAAATTACATAAATACGAGAAATGCTATAGCTTCTGCACTTCGTAATTTACCAAATAATGTGAAGCGAAAAATAAATAAAAACAAATAGTAATAATAATACCAGGTAATGAATTGGGTACGTCTCAAAATCATAGAGATACACGTTTCGTATATGATTTTGAGGTATAACATGAAGAATAAAATATTTAGACAGTTCGACTCCTAACCTAATTTTCTATTTTTCTACGTTCAATATTTATCATATTTTGTTGTTTTTTAAGCTTATATTTATCGTTTTCTAATTCGTTTAATTCCTTTCTTAACTTTTCTATTTTTTTATCAATGTTTGTGACATTTTTTAATACATTTGCGTAATTTAGATGTGCATTTCCAGGGCCTTTTTCCTTTTCATTTTTTTTGAAATTTTTACTCATTTGACGAATTTTGTTTAAACTATTTTTCTTTTTAAGTATTAAATTTACAATCTGAAGTTTCTTACCCTGTATTAAATGTTTTAATGTTTTAATGTCTATATTCAAAGAATTTAAAGTTTTTTTTATTTTGTTTAATCTATTTAGTTTATTATTATCAAACCCCATTTATATAGATTTATAATTTTATTTAGGCGGAACACATAGAGCACTCCGCCTCTAAACTAAACTGGATCGGGCGCGCCTTTGCTTTACTTCTAAGGTAATACATACCCGTTTTCAAACCCGTTTTCCAAGCGTACATGTGCATAGACGAAAGTTTTGAAACTGTTGGACTCTCGACGAATAAGTTCATACTTTGACTTTGGTCTATATATACACCTCTATCTGCAGCCATATCAATGATTGTTTTTTGACTCATTTCCCATACCGTCTTATACAGTTCTTTAAGATCGTCTGGAATATCAATAATGTTTTGAACGGACCCGTTTGCCTTAACCATCAAATCTTTCATTTCTTTCGACCAAAGTCCTATTTTTTTCAAATCTTTGACCAAGTGTTTGTTTACAACGACGAATTCACCTGCGAGGGTTCGTCTTAAATAAATGTTTGTCGTGTACGGTTCGAAACACTCGTTGTTTCCCAAAATTTGTGACGTTGAAGCTGTAGGCATGGGTGCGAGTAAGAGACTATTTCTCGTACCCTTTTTAACGAGTTTACGCATAGCATCCCAATCGTAGCGACCACTGAATTGTGGATCGCGATCCCACATATCGAATTGGAGAATACCTTTATTGAACGGTGACCCTTTAAACGTTTCATACGTTCCATACATTTCGGCGAGTTCACACGACGATTCGAGGGATGCGTGGTATATAGTTTCGAAAATATCGCGGTTCAGTTTCCTCGATTCTTCCGAACCAAACGTCATTCTAAGTAATATGAATACGTCCGCGAGACCTTGAACACCAATACCGATTGGTCTGTGACGCATATTTGAACGCATACCGTTTTCGGTAGGGTAAAAGTTTTTATCGATAACTTTATTGAGGTTTCGTGTAACCATTTTCGTGACGCGGTGTAATTCCTCATGGTTAAACTCATTCTTCTCGACGTCGACGTATTTTGGTAACGCAATAGATGCGAGGTTACATACGGCCGTTTCGTCCTTATCGGTATACTCTAATATTTCCGTACACAGATTCGATGATTTAATTGTACCTATATGTTTATGGTTTGATTTTTCATTACACGCATCTTTATAAAGCATGTACGGTGTTCCCGTTTCACTTTGTGATTTGATAATAGATTTCCAAACTTCTACAGCAGGTACTGTTTTTGTTGCGAGTCCTTCACTTTCGTACTTTTCATAAAGTTCGTCGAATTCTTTACCATAAACATCGGATAAACCTTGTGCTTTATCCGGACAAAACAAAGACCAGTTTCCGTTTGTTTCTACACGTTTCATGAATAGGTCTGGAATCCACATAGCCGAGAAGAGATCACGACACCGTGCTTCCTCGTCACCCTGATTAAGTCGAATTTCGAGAAAATCCATAATATCGGCGTGCCATGGCTCGAGATATACAGCAATAGATCCCTTTCGTCTACCTGCCTGGTTTACATACCTCGCGGTTGAGTTATACACACGTAACATTGGAATAATACCATCAGATGTCCCGTTTGTTCCACGAATATGGGATTTATTCGCACGTACATCGTGAACGTGTAACCCAATACCCCCAGCCCATTTACTTATACGTGCACATTCCTTTACGGTATCGTAAATACCGTCGATACTATCTTCTTTGTTTGCGATAAGGAAGCAGCTACTCATTTGTGGCCTATGTGTACCTGCGTTAAACAGCGTGGGTGTAGCGTGTATGAATAAACCTCTCGATAAAGCATCGTACGTTTCAAGAACACGATCAGTATCGTGACCATGTATACCGATAGCTACACGCATGTATAAATATTGAGGTGTTTCGATAATATCACCATCAATTTTCTGAAGGTACCCTTTCTCTAAAGTTTTCAGGCCAAAATACCCAAAATCAAAATCACGTTCATGTTTAATATCTTCCTTGACTTTTGCAGAAACTTCTAACACTTCGTGTGTAATTATACCCGCTTTATGGAGTTTACGCATTGCTATATGAAAATTATTTGCAGCACGCTTCTGAATATTACTTGCAACAATACGAGTTGCTAAAATTTCATAATCGGGGTCATTTGTTATTAAACCAATACAAACTTCTGAAGAAAGAGTGTCTATTTCATGAGTTTTAATTTCATCATACATAGACGAGAAAACCTGCTGCGCTACCATTGATACGTCTACATTTTCTGAAAGTTCATTTGTAAGTTTTGAAATCCTGTTGGTGACCTTGTTAAACTTTACGTCTTCAACACGACCGGAACGTTTTATAACTCTCATTTTATGATTTTATTTATACTTATTTTTTTATATTGGTTGAATTACTCATTATCTTCATCGAAACGACATTTGAACCCTTCACTTCTTATAGTAGTTGGTCCACGAGTCTCGGCCAATCTATTGGGCTGGAGTAAAGAGGAATTAACAAAAAATTTACCATTTGGGTCACCGACTTTGGCAACTGGTGGGTAGGATGCAACGAAACACGTCGGTGGTTTACATGGTGGCTTTTCGTAATTACATGGTTTTGTATTATATGCTTGGTCAAAATCGGCAGCGACTATCATTTATATTTACCAAGACTTTTTTTCCAGGACTATATTAAATGTGTGACGCTTTATATATAAATTCTATAAAACAGTGTCCAACTCCCTTGAATACTTTATTCTTTTCTGAGTTCAATATAAATTTACTTCAAAGAGCCATACGTCAGGACTTTAAAAATAAAACTGGCGTTTCCATAGATAGACAAAACAAAAATGATTTGTATAGCATAATGCGCGTTGTTTTTATTAATAATTCAGGTGATGCAAATTCAAATATACAAGAACAAGTTCGTTTCATGAACAGTATTGTTATAAAAACTGCTACAGGTCAGATTCAAACGGGTGTTTCTCAGTATATGGGATATTTACACGATACCGATAAAAATGCAATACTAATAGACAGGCCAATAAGTACAACTACTTATGGTAACAAATTTGGTAAAAATGAAAAAATTGGTTTATAAATCACCAGTTAGTTTTATATCAACTGGGTCTGTTCCAATTGTTGGTGCTTCGATATCAATTTTGATTTCTGGTACATCAGTAGAAACACTTGGTTTATTTATAATATCTGAATTCAATTGAATAGTTTTTGTATCACATACCCTTGGGTACACATACTTATAAATAATATAGCCCAAAATAAAAATTAGTGTAATACCAATAATAATTTTAGCAAATGTTTTCATTATAAACAATGTTAATATTTTATTAATAGAAAATCAACACGATACCAATACAAAAAATATATTATTCAATAGTAATAAAGATGAGTCAGTTAATGCTCGATGATCAAAATACAATGAATGATATAAACCCATTTACCAACGTTGATAATTTTTTCCCACCTGGAACAAGTAAACACACACTTGATTTTCAAAAATATAAATCACCAGATCACGAAGAAGGACAAGAAGAGTATATTAGTCCAGCGTGCGGTGTTTTATCAAAGGGTGTTGGTAGACCTGGGTATAGAAAAGAAGAGTGTACTCTATCTAGACCACTTCTTCCTAAAAGAAATATAGATAGGGGTTTAACGGTTACAGAAAAAAATGAAATCAAAGGTCTAGAAAATGATAATACTGAATTGTATACTAGACTGGTTAGTATTGCATGTCTTCTTCTATTAATTGTAATACTCTAAAGAGTTTTTGAAGTCTGTTATTATTTGTTGAAGTTTTTATAATATCTGGGAAAGTTGTTAAACAAAATTCCTTAACCATTCTTTTTTGCCAAGAACATATCGGGTTTATGAGAGGTGGAATAAAAGTTCTATCGAGTATTTTAACTGAATTCATAATCCTGATTAATGAAAAAATATTCCTGTTTTCAAATAAAACGTTTTCCAATTGAATAGAAACACTTTTTCTAAGTGTTTCTGTCGTATTGTTAACCATGGTATTTAAAAACTGTTCGTATCGTATAGATTTTCCATTGTTATGCATTGTATAAATATTATTTGAACCTATGAGATTCGTATTAAAGTGATCTACAAACGTTTCGTAACCGAAACCTTCTAGATATTTATCGTATTTAATTTCAATTTCAATTTCATTATTTTCGACATTAATAAACTGTTTAGCGGATTTTATAAAAGAAGTCATGTATTATACAAACTACTCTTTTCCTTTTTAAGTAGTTAAACCATACCGAATTTTTTATCGATCTTAAACTCAAGTCGCTTATCTAAATCTTTTATTTGTTGTTCCTTTTTTAAATCCATACCGCTACACCCGTGAATTTCTAAAACGATACACCGTGAACAAAACCCTAAACCGCAATATTTACAATCTATAGGAATTCCCTTTTTTTTACATTTTAAACACGGCATATATTGTAAACCTAAGTTAACTTTAAGTAATATTTTTTTAAATAAGATGTCTAATCAACATCAGTATAATACTACTTTATCTTATTTACTAACACTCGATGAGTTTAGAGCAAGTATACCTGATATTTATAAACCGTCATGGGTCAAACTTACTACAATAACAATGATTTCAAATTTTGATAAACCTATTAATATGGAAAAAATCAAATACGCTTTTGAAAAAGTGTCCCCAATTATCGTTGGTAAAACTGGTTCTAAAGGGAATATAATAACACTCAAACCAACAACCTTTTATAACCAGATTACACTGGTATATAAAGATATTTACAGTACTAAATCAATAAAGATTTTCCCAAACGGGAGTATACAAGTTGCAGGGTGTTCTGATATATTCGATTGTAGACGTATAATAAAGGAAGTTTCTGATATTTTTGAACGTGTAATGGGCGGTGATTTTATACCACCTCTAAATACGTTTAGAGTTGTTATGATAAATTCAAATTTCAGTTTGAATTATAATATAAATCTTCGGAGCGTTTCCAATCATTTCAGCAAGTACCCCGACGTATATAAAGTATCTTTTGAACCGGATAGGTACTCTGCGGTTAAAGTTAAATTCAGGCCGGCTAAAGATATGAAAGAGATTACGACAAGTATTTTTGGTACAGGAAAGATCATTATTACAGGTGCGGAAACTCTCAAGGAAATAGCATTTGCTTATAATATTATTAATAATACTATAAATGATATATCAAATGTCAGAGTATCACCATGTGATGAAAATAAAAAAGAATTGTTTGATGAATTTTCAGGGTACAAAATTGAAAAAGTTATAAAAAATTTAAAATCGAGAGGGTTTAATTCATGGAAACTTACAACAAAAAATAGACAAATTAATTTCTAATGTAATACTAATATATACAAAATGTCACAACGACTTGGTATGGCCGATGGACGATGCTTCTCTATAAACAGTTCTTCGCAACTTTACGATAACTATATCATGAAAGAAAATAGTATATCTTTCGAGGATAATTACTCTTTCAGAAAACTTCTTCAAGAAAAAGGTCCAGCCCTTTTGAAACCTTCCCAGGCGCAACAAAAAGACCAGTGTGGATCTTGTGATAAGGCCCTTTTGAAAATGCCAAACATTTATTAAATTTTCGTTTTAAATTAAAATATACTATAATATAAACACTCATGTCGTCGATGTCAGGTGCAGCAAAAGCCGCATCGGTTTTACTTTTTATATTATTGTTAGTTTGGTTAGTTTTATTAACACTAGCTAATCTCGGAGTTCTAGAAGGGACGACACATAAATACGTCAAGGACCGTAAATGGGATAAAATGCGAGACTATCTTAAAAAATTATATGCAGCCGACGGTACTGAAGACGACGATACAATTTGCGAAAAAATAAGAGAATATTGGGATGTAAAACAAGACGAATACAATGATTTTATATCAGGCCAAGAGGACGGTGACCCTGCTACATTGAAGGATTGGACGTCTGGTTTCCCAGTAGAGATTACATTTGAAGATTTCATGGATAAATACTTCGAAGATCTTGGTGAACAAGATGCCGAAAACAATTTTCTTGATATTGCAGAAGGTGTAGCTGAATGCGAAGACGAAGTCGATCTTACAAAACTCAAGGAGAATGTTGTTAATATTATAAAAACAACTCAACCAGTTGGGTACGACCCAACCGATGATTGTTCGAACGTAGCAGCAGAACAATCTGTTCTTCCAAATTACGTTTGGTCGTACGATGACGATGTTTTCCTCGACATTTCAACATTCCAAGATACTGAAATCAGCTCTACGGGTTGGAGAAATAAGCATAAAAGGGTTTGTAATCCATTAGCAATGGACGAAGAATTTATTCCAGCGCAGGTGACGGCAACTACAGCTGGACCATTATACGTAAAACCCAAAATTAAGTTTACGAATGTTACAAACGCAATTAAGGATATGGTAATTAAAGTTGCGGAGAAACGTGATAGTATTAGTACTGTTACTAACGATACAGGTTTGGTGCATACAATCAAAGCTGATAACGTTACTAATTTTGAGATCCCGATTCCAGAAGGTGTTCTTTTTGACAAACCATTATACTATATTAAACTCGATGGTAAAGATACCGATCATATCTTTGCCGGTAATATTGGTTCGATAGAGTGGAGGGTTACGAAACCAGCCGAAGCTGGAACCCCAGCGGTGATAGACCCCGTCTCGGGTTTAGTAACTACTGCCGCAATACAAGCTAAACCCGCCGTACTCGACTACAGATTCATTGAGTTTAAATCTAATATTGATATACCAATCGGATATGAAATTATAATCGAGGCAACTAAATTCCCTGCACCTCAAAACACCACTGAACTCTTCCCACACTCTTGTAATACGAGTGTAACGGCACCTAAAATAGTTGCTAAAAAGCAGGCTAGTACAGTGAAGATTGATAAGTCTAAAACTACTACTGATACTACTACTACTCCTGCTACTACTACTACTACTACTACGACAATACCACAATTATGGTGTTATGGTACAAAATATACAGATGCTACTACTAAAGGGACCGAACCAGCAAATTATACAACTACGACATGGGACGATTCTGGTAAGCCTAACGGTTTGGAGAAGGAATACATAGCCGACACTTATACGGCTTATATAAGAAAAATAAAGAGTCCAACTCTTCTTGCAACAGCTCCAGAAAACCCTCAGTATAAATTCGCAACTTTGGTAAGAGCGGCTGCTGCTACTACTGGTAGTACATAAGTGCAAAAAAAATCAATTAATAAATTCTTTAAGTGTTCTAGATACTGACATGAATCAGTGTTCCATATGTCTCAACGATGTTCGTGAGACCAGAAATAGCAAAGCTATTCGGTGTGGACATGTTTTTCACTCGCATTGTCTAGAAAACTGGAAAAAAATGGGAAAAGTGACGTGTCCTACATGTCGAAAAGTGTTCGATGGTTCTAAATTTAGGGTTCAGATTACTGTATTTAATGATTACGAGGCTACTTCAAATACAGTATGCTTGGTGAACGAATTAGTTCTCGATGCACTCGACTTAATATTTAACGTCGAACACGAAGAAGATTTATCGAGTGTTCTTGGCGACTTTGGGATGAGTATGTCCGACTTTGATCCCTCTGTCTTTGACACAGAATGAACTACAATACTTTTTATAAGATAACCCAGGGTAGTTCCTGGATGCTTTTCGAGGATCAAGTATAGATTTACCTTTAGAGTCTACGAGTAAAGGTTTTGTTGCCCACCCACGTTTATGGCTAAAAACGTTTGCCTTAAACTTTAATAATTTACCAGGGGTACATTTACCAGCCTGTTTTATACGCGAAACGGGAACCTTGAAAAATTTAGCAATGCTTTCGTACGTGTTTCCGGTTTTAACTTTATACTGAACAAACCCGTGTTGTTTGTAAAAATGAAAATCACCCTGTCTAAAGTAATTACGTTTGTTCCCAGGTGCTACGAACATCATGACCTTAAAGTGTCTTGGTTTACATTTTGTTGTTGCACCACACTTATAGACCTTTTTAGGGTTATCGGCAATAACGCGTTCGGGTAAACCTTTACAGTGTGTGTACGAATGGTTTAAATTTCTTATACCAGCTCTTTCACCTGGTATACTTTTGTGCATTCTGAGACTTTCGTAATCACCAACGGCGTATGCGTAACAATTATTGTTACCTATACCAACAGTTCGTCCCCATAAACGTTGTGTATATCTAGGTTCATAACCACTCAAGGGAAGTTTTTTATTCTTATTGGTCTTACTCATTAATAAGACAGGAGAAAATAAAATCTTATTAATAAGTAAAAAATGATTAGAGATATTGTCAAAGCAAAAAAAACCGAACAAGTTGTTACAGAAGTTCTTCTTTTTACACTTGTTCTTCTTATTAGTACTTTTATTCTTCGGTATTCTTGGAATAGAGGTCTCGTCAAACACGTAACGGTTCTTAAACCAATTAATACGTTCTTGGACGCACTTATTCTTTCTATTGGTCTTGCGGCTGCTCGAGGTATTTAAATTTCTTTATAACCCTTAATTTTTTCACCGGTTGAACTTTCCATAACTGGAAACGCATTAATTCCATCGCAATTGTTTTTTTCACAATCGATGAACTTATGAGGTATACCTTTCTTTTTAAGGTACGCTAACTGTTTTGTAGTCCAACCGCACCAAGATGTACCGTAAACTGTCCATTCAACTGGTTTATTTTCAGTTTTTTCTTCAACTGGTTTATCTTCAGTTTTTTCTTCAACTGTGATTTCTTTCTTTGACACGCCTGTGTTTTTTAATATGTATAGATCGATTGCAATAAGTGCTAAAACAGCAAACATGGTTGGTTATATAATTACTTGAGATATTTTAATTTGATATCTTGGCATAACTTTTTAATTGTTTTACCATCCGTGTTTATACCTAGATTTTTGGCCTTTTTTATAAGTTCTTGTTTTTTATACGAAATACATTTACGGTTATCTATTTTCAAGTACCCTTTATTCGCGACTGAAACTTTAACTGTTGGTTTTATTACGTTAACTTTTCTTTGTATTATTCTTGGTCGTATACTTGGACGTTTAATATTTTTCTTTACATTTTTTAAAGCGAGTTCTTTACGAATCATATTAAGTGTCTTTTTTATAGGTTCACCACCATGTTTAACGACTATAGGTTTTGGTTTGGAAATTGTATTTCTTTTAATAATTGTACTAATATCAAAGGGTATACCAGCTTTCTTATAAGGTGAAAAGTACCTATCGTTAAATATTTGTTTGAATGTAGGTAATTGGGGGTGTCCCAATGGTGAAGCGCGAAGACGGAAATTGTATATTTTACTCGATTCTTTACCTAGATATTCCGACGGTAAAATTCTTTCGATGAACTGAATTGCTTCTATCCCACTTTGAATACCTGAAATCTTAATTTCCTGTCTTAATATATTCAAAAAGTACTGTATATCGTACATGGGATGTGAGCCCCTGAATATACCTGATGTAGTTTTATATACTAGACGTGGGTCATCATCTACTTCTGGATTTTTTAAACCTTTCATTGTAGATAAACCGAAATCCGAAATTAACGCTTGTAATCCAATATCGTGAACTTTTAATGTTGAATTATTTACTTTGAATAACTTTATCCGAGACGGGCTAGTACTATTTATTAGTATATTTTCGAAGTGTAAATCATTATGTCTAAACGTTGGATACTTTTTTTGTATTCTGTATAAGTTATACAAAATTTGGGTTATTATGGTTCTAAAATGTATAGGTAATAAATTTTTTTTATTATTTCTTATAAACGATTTTAAAGTTCCGTTATTGGCATACTCTGTGTACATAAACATTACATTGTTACATTTTTTAATAGCTAAAGGTTTTATAACACCGTACGAAGATAATCGTTTACTTGTTTTATATTCATGTGATATATCTGAATTTACAACTACTTTTATAGCTATTTTCTTTTTACATTCTTTATCTATACACCCTACATAAACTTCCCCATGCCTACCTTGACCAATCTTCATAGTACCTATAGAAGTACTTAAAGAGTCTTCTATAGCGAGTGAAATGGGTTTGTTACTTGGTAAATGTAAAAATTTTTCCGGGTAACATCCCATGTCCTGCATACTTTGTATTAGATTTTTACCTAAATTTAATTTTTGTTTTAAACTATTTTTTTTATTTTTTGCGAGTTTAGATATAATTTTTAAATTTTTTAAATGGCGTTCTCTTTCCATATTGGTCTAATGTAGTGTAATATTTTATTCATCGATGAGATCGTCCATGATTTCTTCGATCAATTCATCTTGATCATTATCTAAACCCTGGAAAGCAAACGATGGTAATTTTGTAGACTCGCCGCACAAAACCTGTGAAAGTCTAACACTTACACCGAACTTATTATCAATAAACCAAATTTGGTTAATTTCAACAATACACATACACTTTTGACCCCTTTCAATTTCATCAATTTGAATAAGTTCTCGATTTGAATTATACGCTTCCGGAACAAATTCACCTGCTTGATTTGTTTGAACTTTTAATTTAAGTGTATTAGCATACCCTTCCTTCCCCTGTCTAACAAGTGGTTTGTATAAGGCTTCGCGAATAACATTAATATCGTAAGATTTTCCTAACCACTCTTTCGAATTTTCAGTTACCGTTTTAAGTATAATTTCATCCAATTCTGTAAATTTAGACGAGAGTTGCATAGCATCTTCGTTATCTGCATCGAAAGAAAGATCGAGTGAATATGAAGTTTTATTAGTAGCTTCGTCAGTAAAAGTACTTAGACCAAATGGTGAACGCATAAAAGGAAGTTGCAAATAGAGTTTCTTTTTATTATTTCGACTTAACATGACCGATTTACCGCCATTTTTATTTTTCTTTAGTTGACTAAAGGTAACCGTAGAAGGTTCGAATTGCTGAGAAACTTGAATATTATTAGACATTTTTTTTGTATATTTTATTAGTGATGAAACTTTAAGTTACTTTTTTTCTAAATATATAATAAAAACATCATGTCATGTTCAGGTGATAAAAAAAGTTTAATATTCAAAGATTGTGGTTGTGGTTGTAATGGTAAAAAACAGGAAAAAAAATTTCTTATTGCGTTAATGTCGGCGTTACTATTCTTTGTAATCGCCAACCCAACTACATTTCGTCTTGTTAGAAAAATATTTGGAAATTGGGTTTCTACACCAACGGGGTGTCCATCAACATACGGTCTTTTACTCCATTCTTTAGTTTATTTACTCATTTCATGGGGTATGATGAATTTAAAGAAGGAAGAAAAGGAAGAAAAGGAAGAAAAGGAAGAAAAGGAGGAAAAGGAGGAAAAGGAGGAAAAGGAAGAAAAGGAAGAAAAGGAAGAAGAAAAGCCAAAAGTGGTTCCTAGAATGGTTGACATGCCAATGCCAGAACCAGACATGTCAGAAGAACAATTCCCTGTCATGGACAGTGGTTTATACTTAGATTCTTATGACACTACTGATGCAATAGATTCGAGGTTATATGTATAAATAATTATTAAAAATCTTCGTTAAATTCTATGGAAGTTGAATCTTCGTCGATTTTTCCATAATCACCAACTCTTTTTTCGAAAAAATTAGTTTTACCATCGAGTGATATATTCTCCATAAAATCAAATGGATTTTTTGTACCCCAGATTTTATCGTGACCACTCTGTTTTAGTAACCTATCTGCGACGTATTCTATATATTCGGACATTTTATCCGAATTCATACCAATTAAACTACACGGGAGTGCATCTGTTATAAACTCTTTTTCGATATCAACTGCATCTTTAACAATTTGTTCAACTACACTTTTATTCGGTTTATGTTTTAACATTTTGAATAATTCAATAGCAAATTCTAAGTGTAAACCTTCATCTCTACTTATAAGTTCGTTACTAAAGCATAGACCAGGGAGTAATCCTCTCTTTTTTAACCAGAAAATGGCACAAAAACTACCTGAAAAGAATATACCTTCTACACAAGCAAATGCTAATAAACGTTCACCGAAGGATCTATCCTTACTAAACCATTTCATAGCCCAGTCAGCTTTATTTTTAATACAGGGTATAGTTTGTATAGCTTCAAAGAGATTCTTTTTCTCAGAAGAGCTTTTTATATATTTATCTATAAGTTTACTATACGTTTCACCATGAACCATTTCGTTATGTTCTTGGTAGGCGTAAAATGAACGAGCTTCTGTGTATTGAACTTCACTTGCAAAATTATCGTTTAAGTTTTCAAATACTATACCATCTGATCCTGCAAAGAAAGCAAGAATATATTTAATAAAGTGTTGTTCATTTTCACTCATGTTTACCCAGTCATCCATATCTTTAGAAAAATCAATTTCCTCAGCCGTCCAATTGGACATTTGAGCCTTTTTATACATAGCCCATAAGTTTTCGTGTTCAATTGGGAACACTGTAAATCTATCGAGTGTTGGTAATAACATTGGTTCAGCATCTTCGAGGTAATCTTGGAAGTCAAAATAACTCCCGATTAATTCACCATTCATGAAAATTTGTGGATATACAGATGCTTGAGCACCACATCTTTTTTTCAATTCTTCTTTGTCCACTAAAACTTTTTTATTTTCTAATCTGTATTCTTTACATAAATCAACTGCTAAATCACAGTACTGACATCCTTCTTTAGATAAAATTTCAATCCCCATCGTGCTAATATCTGTAAATATTTTTGTATGAAAACTTTAATAATGATTAACATTTCAGAAATTCAGCCTGGAGAATTAATAAAAGTTTTAGTGAACTTAGAGGACGATATAGAAGATGAGATATACGCTAAAGTAAAGGAAACCAATACAGATTACGTAGTAGTTTCTTATTATTCAGAAACATCTATGACTTATAAAGGTGCAAGGTTATATGAACTTGAAGAAAGGGATGAACTTGTTCAGGAAGAAAACTTATCAGAGCATCACCAATCAACTGATTATTTTAAAAACGTGAAGGATAATTTATACTACATGATAGACGAAATAGACTCAGAAGAAGAGAGTGATATTATAGATGAATCTGATGATAGTGGAAGCGATCTGGAAGATTTTATCGTTTCTGATTCGGAAGTAGACGGTGTTGTTATACCACCTTCTAACAGTAGAATTATAGATAAAGAATGGAAAGAATGGGAACCGAGAAGTCCGGGATCTTTAAGATATAAGCAAATGGTTGATAATATTGAATCAATAGCAAGAATACAAGCAGATAATTTGAATTTTTAACCTAAGTGCGAAATTAAATTTTATTATTTTTAAGAATATAGTGTATAATGGATCTGACTACTATATGGTCTGTCGTAGACAAACTAAAAAATAAACAAGTAATAACAAAGTCGATCAATATAAATTTATGTAAAGAATGTCAAAACGTTAAAGTAATTTCAAAAGAAGGGTTACCAACATGTTCACACTGTGGTTTAGTGGACACACTATTTTTAGATGAAAACCCGGAATGGACGAGTGGTATAACTGAAGATGGTAAGGTAAACGATCCGGCGAGATGTGGTAATCCTAACGCAAATCCTGAACTTTTTTCTGAATCTTGGGGCAAAGGTACAATTATTTCAACACAGAAATCTTCATCGTATGGAATGAAGAGGTTAGCAAAGATAAATTTTCATCAATCTATGAACCATAAAGATAGATCATTATATCACGCTTATAAAGATATAGATGAAGCGTGTATATCTTTACCGGAAAATGTTTTAAAAGATGCAAAAATGATGTATAAAAAATTCAACGATAAAAAATTAACAAGGGGTGCCGTTCGTCTAGGTATAAAAGGAAATTGTGTTTTATACGCTTGTAGAATGTATAAAGTATCGCGTTCGACTAAAGAGATAGCCGATATGTTTTCTATACATTCTAAAGATATAAGTAGAACATCACAACTTTTCAAAGAAACAATATTGGGTAAAACAACAAAAAATTATACAACTTTACCTAACGATGTTATGCAAAGATTACTAAACTCGTTTAATGTTTCTAGAGAAGAACGATTAAAGTGTAATAGAATGTCTATAGATCTTGAAAATTGTTCGCAACTCATGAGTAAAACACCTAATAGTGTTGCATCAGCTGTAATTTATATCGTTTTAAAAAATAAAATCAATAAAAATGAAATATGTGAAAAATGTTCAGTTTCTATACCGACTATAAATAAAATTGAAAATATTATAAAAAAATACTTAGAGGATAAAGTTTAAATATAGTATATAATGTCCGAAACTAATAATAGACCTTTACGCGTTTTTATAAGTACACCATGTTATGGTGGCTTGTGTTTAGAAAAATACATGATAGGTATTGTTAAACTCCAACTTGAATTAATTAAAGAAGGTATACAGCTGGTTTTGGATACTACTGAAAATGAAAGTTTAGTACACCGTGCTCGTAATGTTGCAGTGGGTAGATTTATGCAAAAAACAGATTGTGATTTTTTTATGTTCATAGACGCAGATGTTGATTTTGACCCTAAATCAGTGGTTAGACTTATTCGTTCGGGACACGAAGTTTCCGTTGCTGTTTACCCTAAAAAAGTTATTATGTGGGAACAGGCTAAAAAGGCAATTGAACAAGGTGATGAACGTGATTTATCAATGCTTTCTTCCAGTTTAGTTTTTAATATAGGAGCTAAATCTAGAGAGATTGAAAATGGTTTTATAGAAGTATTGGATGGTCCAACAGGATTTATGGTTATTAGTCGAAAAGCTCTTGAAAAAATGCACGAACATTATAAGGATTTGGATTGTAAAAACGATCATCAAAATAGAGATTTTGATGAATATTGTGCTGTTTTCGATTGTATGATCGATCCAGATACCCATAGATACCTTTCAGAAGATTACGCTTTTTGTAGACGTTGGCAACAGATCGGTGGTAAGATATACGCAGATTGTCAAACAACTTTAGGACATGTAGGAAACTTACCATTTTTCGGGTGTTTAGAAGAAAGGCTTAAGGCTTAGAGTATATAATGTAATAATATGAAATTTGCAACTATAATAGTTACTCGGAGTAAATCATGTCACGTAAAAACTTTACATAGTATTCTTAAATTTAATTTAATGTGTTTACAAAATAATTGTGAAAACGAGATAGTTTTTGTAAACGATGACCCGTTCTATAAAGCAGATACAATTGCAAAATATATAAAAACACACGAGAGATTGCTTTTCATAGATTTTGGTATACAGATAGACGACGATAGTTTACGAAAATGTTTTGATAAACTTGAAAGTTACGGGTGTTTAGTTTTTCCGGGTGTATTAGAAGGTATAGATTGGGGGTTGTTTAAGGCAAAAGTAAAAGATGGGTGTAAAGAACCTACAGAGCAGATTGGTTTACATTTTGATACGGAAGTATCTAATAAAATTAGTTCAGAGTATTATAACGTAAAGAAAACGTCTTCTAAATGCTGGTTATTAATGTCTAAAAATGTTATCAAACACATAAAAGATAAAAAAAGTAGTTCATATAAAATTTTTCCTAGAATGGAAACGATGTTTAGTAAATTTCAAGAATCTGGTATCAAAATTATCGCGTATCCTAAAGCTAAGTTAACCATGACATATAATCATGAGTGTATAAGTAATATTTTAAACGCCGCCGGTGTTAAAAGTAATTAAAGAATATATTAAAAATATAAAACAGAATGAACCGCGTATTTGTAAAGAAGGATGAACCTCTTTACAAATATACGATACAGTTTATGGAAGAATCTTGGGGTACCAAAGGTAAAGGTATATTTCCCGGGTGTCAACCTATTTCTATAGAAAGAAAACATTTTGGTATTTTATCCAATAACGATTACGTTGTTTGTGAAAAAACGGATGGTACGAGATACATGATGATTGCAATACAATTTGGAAACCAAAAGATTTGTGTATTTATAAACAGAGCGCTTGAAATGTTTACCGTGCCATTAAATTTTAGAATGGCTGTATTTAAGGGTACCATACTCGAAGGTGAATTGTATGAAAATACATTCATGATTTATGACTGTTTAATGAATTGCGGAGAAGTCGTAGGTAATCAGAATTTATTGGATCGTTTACAACAGTGTGAAAAAGTTGTGAAAAAATCACTAATTTTAACTACAGATCCCATTTCATTAAAAGTTAAAAAATTTCATTTACACGACGATTTTAAGGAGTTTATGGATAAGTATCTTCCAAAAATAAAACAAGAAATGGATGGTCTTATATTTACACCCATAAATGAACCTATTCGTATTGGAACACACGAAACAATGTTTAAATGGAAACCGAGAAATAAAAATACAATTGATTTTCTCGTGAAGAAGGAGCCAACTGTAGAAACACCTGGGTGTGTACCAGGTACACACGTCTATAAATTATACATCCAAGATCGAGGTAAACACATATTCGAATCTTCTATACCAATAGATAGGACAAAAGATTATAAATGGTTAAAACACGGTGATATTGTCGAGTGTATGTATGTAACCTGGGAGGATGGTCCATTGTGGTGGAAACCTATTAAAAAAAGAACAGATAAAACGTTCCCGAATAGTAGACGTACGTTTTACAGAACATTGGTAAATATAAAAGAGAATATTAACATGAAGGAGTTTTTAGATTGTAGACCAGGACGAAATGATTATCTTCTTTAGGAAAATTATGGAGTTTACCTAAATTATCATCATCTTGAATGAACCAATCCTTATTTAGTTTTTTAGTAGACATGTAATGACCACCGTACTGAATACCTTTATGAATTATTGTAGATTGTAACTCGTATACATTATCTTCTATTTTCAATTCTTCGTCAATTTCTACGTAACTTTTTTTATCGAATGATACGATAAATATTTGAGGATATTTTGAAAATACATTTCTTGTCGTAGCAACGTGATGTTTTTTACCATTATCATCCACGTAATCTTCTATTACATTCCATTTACTACTTTCGCTTATCATTGTGTTTATATTTTTTACTTCCCTTTTCACGTTTAAAATATATACACAAAATGGTATTTTTGATACATTTTTACTAACTGGTGATATAGTTATTTGTGTAGTTTCGCCATAAACAAGTTCTTTTATACGAGGGTAACCTTTTTCAAGTATGTCTATTAAACAAAATATAGCATCCTGTGTATCATGAGGCATACCGATTTTGAATCTTGGAAATACTTTTACAAATTCTACTAAGGTAGGTCCTAAAGTAAAAACTTTAGTTTCCTGTGTTGAAAAATATAAATGAACAAGTTTTTCATACGATTTTGTAAAAGTGCATTCGCCTTCGTAAGTATTATCCAATATGTGAGATGATATTTCTCGTATATGTAATAAAACCTGTATAGCTGAGTTAAAATAACATGTATTTCCTAAATTATTAAAACCATGCATATAAAAAAAGGTGATAAAAAAGGCTTAAGAAGAAGACGCGATTATAAAAATGTAAACAAAATGGACGTGCATAAATTGTGTGATACTATAAAACCTATCGTTGATAAGTACAAAGATGAAGAAAATATCGAAATGGAATTTCGTTTAGGAAGATTCAACGGTACATTTTTTGATACTAATATAGGTGATAAAACATACGCTAATTGTATAAGAGGTTTTTCTGCTTATACTGGGTGGGAAACCATTGAGGAAAATACATACGATGTTTATTCACGAGAAGATAATAATATTAGATTGACCATTGATAATAAAACTGGTGAAGAGACTCTTATACAAAAGGAACGTCTTGAAAATATTGATTTTAAACATTTACATAAATCACCTTTTGATATTCGTTTCAGTGTTTCTCGGGAAACACCTGTAGATGAAGAAGAGTACGATAACAATGAATGGCATAGAAATATAAAAAAGGAAAGGTGTTCTTATATCAGGAAGAATTTATCCATTGATAGAACAGTAACTGCGGGCGAGAGTTCGGATAAGGATTCGGAAGTATCAACTATATACCAACTTGAACTCGAAGTTATTGATCCTAAAAAACTTACTGATACCTATACTTTATTCAATATTTGTCATAAAATAAAAGATATTTTTAATATGTTGGATACTTATAAATGTTAATTATTGCATTACTTTTTATTTGTATATTTATACATGTAATTAGTGATACAGATATAAATGATAAAATAACTATATTAGGTTATTCACCTAAACATTTTTACGTATCGAATGGTAAATCGTACGAAATGTTCCATAAAATGAAATCTAACGGTATAATAGATCAGTCTTTAAAATATTTCGTAATGAAAGAAGATAAATTGTTAGAACTGGAAGTAAAATCCATATGTTCACAGGTATCTCGGAAAGTCGAGGCGTTTAAAATATCTGATGAAATAAAAAATCATTTTCTTGGGTACGATTTTTCATATCATGGTAAACACTTAAAACAGATATCAGAACCTGAAAAAATCATAAATCAAAATATAAAATGTTCATAAAATAAAACATAATACGTCTATGTTTTTTAGATTCAATTCTTTGAAAATTGTCAAAAACATACATTATTAGTCCCTTATCATGTAATTCCCTATTTTCATAAAGATATAATTCAGGATTTTCACAGTTTATAAATTCGTCATCATCTAAATAATATTCTTTTTCTAAATGTGACATTGTAACATTTTCATCCTTTCTATACATTTCAATGTAATCTAATATAGTATAGTACATTGCATTTATAACGCTCGACAAAATATGATTATTACTAGATATTTCAACATCATTTTGTCGGACGCGAATACAGAGTAACCGTCTCGGGTTTTCCATTTTAATTATTTTTTGGTTTTATTCTTTAATGCTTTATTTTCAAAATTTGCATATATACTATTTAATAATTTATTATTGTTATTTGATTTTGATTTTGAGTTCGAGTTCGAGTTCGAGTTCGAGTTCGAGTTCGAGTTCGAGTTCGAGTTCGAGTTCGAGTTAGAATTGAAGTTCAAACGTCGGACAACTGTATTCTTTTTTGGAGGCATTGATCTTTTCTTTATCGGTGCTCTTTTTATAACCCTAGGTTTTGATGTTACAACCTTCCTTTTTACTACTGGTTTTGGTGGTACGACTCGTTTTTTATTTAATGCGAGTGGTGGTTGTCCCCGAAGTTCTCTTCCTATCTTTATAAAATCTATTATCCTCTTACTATTAAGATTGGGTGTTTTTGGTAACGATAATGCAAAATTAACGATTCTGTTTACTTCGTTTTTACCAAATTTACCATATATCTTATTAGCTTCCTTTTCGATAAGTAGTTTTTTCAAATTTTGTTGTTTATTAAGTTTCCAATTTTTTATCATGGTTCTTTTAGTATCATTTGCAATCATCTTTTTCAAAACACCGTTTCGAGTTACAAAGTTTTTGTTCTTTTCGAGTTGAGTAAGTTTATTCTTAACATCGCGAACATCTTTATTAATATTCATTACATTTCCGTATTTTGTCATCCATGTTTTACCGTAAAGTTTAATAAGATCGTTTTTAATACCTGATTCGTTAAGTTTACGTTTTATATTAGTAGGTTTTCTATTTTCCTTTTTCTTAATATTTAGTAACACTTTTTCCATTTCATTTGCGAGTGTGTTAGGTGAATTTGGTGTTTTAGTATTATTTTTATTTTGTAATTTTTGACACAAAACTTTTACAGTATCTGTATCATTTACAGATATACCTTTTGATATTGCGAGTGTGATTAATTGTTCCTTTTTCAATTCACGGCACAGTTTATCGTTTATTTTATAATTAGAGTTACCCTTTTCTAATTTATCGAGTGCTTTGCATATATCTATTTTCTTATTTTTATTTTTAACACCAACAACTCCTAATTTCTTAGAAACTTCTAATAAAACTGATTTAGTAAGACGTTCGCATTTACGCCCTCCTATTTTCATTACACCGTCTTTATCGTAAGTAATTTTTGTATTTTTCGTGTTTTGTTTTTTACTCTTTTTTACGGGTTTTCGTTTTGGTTTTTTGAAACAACAATCATACCCTTGTGGATTTTTTCTAACTTCGAATCCTTCGTTACACGGTGGTCGTCTAATTTTAGGACACGTCGAAGCTTTTGTTGTAAGTTTTTGGACTATTTTTTTATCCGCGTTAACATTTTTGTTAACCAAACCTAAAGTATACCCGTTATCGTGTAATTTTTTTACAAGTTCTACGCCAAAGGAATAAGCGCGTTCAAGATCATCGGGTTTAGATTCACCCTGTAATTGAACAATACCCGAACCCGACTTACCGGATTTTGTGGTAAAGATAAAAGCGTGTTCTTTGTATTTTAAATAAAGAAATGGAGAAATTTCAGGTTCGTATTCTATAAACGAAACTCCCCACGTACGCATTTGTCGTAAACCCTGGGTCATTTTAGATAATTGAAAATTTGTATTTGTTAAAAATTGACCTCCTATATTATTATAAATTATATCATTGTACAAAAAACTCTGTTTTTGTGTGTACGTATCTATTATATATTTTTGTAAAGCTTCTGGTTGTTTTTTAAGATTTTTTGAACCTAGAAATCCACCGGAAAAACGAATTTTTCCAGTTTTATATATGTTAAAGCTGAAATTCTTTTTTTCAACACCATCCATAACGTACCCGGTAAATTGCGCGGAAGAGAAATCTTTATTTAAATCACCTTTTAAACCAAAATCTTTAGTGTGTATAGCACCAGTTTGAAATCTTCCGTATATACCCTTTATTTCATTAATATCCACGGTTATTCCACCTGTTATTGGTGCATGTCCTTTTGGTCTTTGTTTTAGAATATCTTTGATATCGAGACGCGTTTCATCTTTGGAAAATAATGAATTTACGACCCCGTTGTATATACCCGGTCTAAATTTACCTACACGTAGTTCTGTAAAAACGGGTACGTTTTTCGGTTGTGTGGAAACGAGTGTATTTGGACGTTCAATTTCCACATTGGAATTTCTAACGAATTGTCGAGGATCCATACTTATACTAGTCTGAGATTTTTAATCATTTTAAAAAATAATGTGAGACGTCATATCCCTTTTCGTTTTCTTGTACTATTGGTGCTGCACCATAGACCACATACTTATCTTTAAAATTGACCGGTCGGTCTAATTTTTCGGGATTATTTATGATCCAATAATCGTTTTTTTCTTTCTTTACTTCGATATTACGCACGTAGAATGAACCACCGTAAAAGTCCTGATTAAAATTTGGCATTGGGATACTTTCGTCTCTACAAAAATCCTTGAGTTTGGATCTGAATAAGTCCAATGGAAACTTTACAGTCGGATTTACAATTACAATATCGTCTCTCTGTAAGTATTTTTCCAACGGGTTTGTCGCTGCAGCTATTTGTTCTCTTATTTTAAAAAAGTAACTCGGTAAAACGTTCCATACATCCTGATCCTGGTATTTTTGTGCATATTCCAAGTACCCACGTAAACATTTTTGAAGAATTTTTGGCATTTCTAATTCTAATTTCGAATCAAGGGTAGGATCGGTATCGCTATCACGAACCTGTTTACCAAAATGAAACGTAACGAGACGACGAAGAATACTTCCCGATTTATCTTTCCATTGTGGTACTTCATTACCCCCTAAAATACCTGGTACTTTCCATACAAAATTCTTAGCTTTTTCACATTTTACTGCTATAGAGACTTCTTCACCCGAAACGATCGATTGGAATTCCGCTTGTTCTAGTTGTAAATCCCCTTTAATTTCGGGTGCGATGTACATTAACGCATCATGGATAGATGATAAACCGAATTTCTTCTCGACGTTATTTGAAAGAGTTTTAATATCATCAACTTCGTAAAATTTACGAAACACTTTTGTAATTAGAGTTGATTTCCCAGAACGCGCTATACCCTTTAGGAAAGGTATAACTTGCCATTTATCCAGTTCATTTAACTCGAAACATAAACGACCTCCCAAAATGTACATCCATTTAATAACATCTTCTTCATAGTCTTGATACTTTAGAACACTATCGAAATAAGGTGTTGGTATATCTTCCCAATTATTAAGTTTACTAAAATCTTCAAATTCCATATCAAAGTATTTACAACTTACGAGCGTTGGATCTAGCGTCGCAGCCTCTTTTGAATCATACGGGTAAAAAGCAGTGTGCCATAACCCAGTTGTATCAGACCAAAGTGACCCGATAAAAATACCATTTTTAAATGACCAAACACGTCTATTTTTCTTTATTTCGGGAAATTGCATATCGTTACAATCGGTTAAGTGTTTGATAATTGACGAAAACATAGCAGGTCCGTTAGATGAGGTTAAATCTTTCCACAATTCAAACCATTCTTCTTTACCGGCAATTCTGTGAACATATTGTTTTATCTCTTCCTCTTGTTTCCAGGCCCTTGTATCGTAACCTTCAATCGTTTTAATTTGTCTACACGTATACCCTTTGTAACGCCTCGTATTATTTTTATACAGGGAATCGAGAATAGCAAGTACTGTTTTTTGAAAAACGTTAAGTTCGTCAAAATCGGGCATGGAACACCGAAAAAGCGACGGGTTTGTAGTAAGTTCGAGGGGTACCATAGTTGGGTTATTTCTTCTATCGTGTACACGGTTTGTACTTAAAACGATATTCCAAGAGTCACATACGTGATCGGTCAAACGACTTAGTCTAAAAGATACACTTAAATCGTCTGTGTTACCTTCGTCACTTGAAAGTATACCTAACAATTTACCACGATTAAAGTACCGTCCCATTTTTTCTAACATTTGTCTATACATGTTTGATTTCGCTTTCATATCAACGTACTTTGGTTGATTCGTTTCCGGGTCAATTTCATTTTCGGTAAAGAATATTTTATAGGAAAGATCAACTGGACTTAACGAGACAAGATTTATATTGTTTTTATCAGGAGACAAACCAAGTTGTTTTTCTTCATGTTTTAACATCCTTATTAACTGTTCTGGATTGAGACTGTCTATTTGATTGGCCATATCTCTATAGAAGGCTTCTTCGTGGTCTGCATCCGGACTAATGAATAAGGTATCCGAATTCATTTTATAATTATTACTCACTAATTTTTTATACCTGTTTTTGTAATTGACTTAACATTTTTATCATAATTTTGTTCTGGACTTCGAGTTGTCTCGATATATTTACCAGAGCTGAACATACAGTTTCACCTTCTTCGTTTACAAGAACTGAACTTAAAAGGTTTCCTAATCTATCGAGACTATTATCTTCAAATTGAGAATCGAGTTCGATATCAGTATCACTATAAATAACATCTTCCAATTCATCTACTATCGGGAGTTCGCCTCCGGTTGTAGATAGGTCATCATCATCTTGAATACTTGATTCAGTTTCAGATTCAATTTCAATAGTTTCGTCGACACTTTCTTCGTCGACATTTTCAAGTTCTGGTACAGGTTCGTTAGACATTTATATACATCAGGAAAAATCAAATTGAGTTTTTTCGCGGAAACGTCCGAAAAAAAAATCTCTGCTTATAGTACAAAAACAAACAAAATGGCCGGTGGTCTCATGCAACTCGTCGCCTATGGCGCCCAAGATGTCTACTTGACTGGTAACCCAAAAGTCACTTTTTTCCAGGCGGTTTACAAACGCCACACTAACTTTGCGATGGAAACCATCGAACAAACTATGAACGGTACGGCCGGGTCCGGGGGTCGCGTCTCCGTCACGGTCGCCAGAAACGGTGATTTGATCGGTGACATGTACCTCGAAGCGACTACGGTAACTACGGGAAGTATGGGTAACAAATCTCATCAAACTAACCCAGATACTAACTGGATCGCCGAGCGTATTGTCTCGACTGCGGAATTGTCCATTGGTGGTCAAAGAATTGACAAGCACTACCAAAGATGGTGGAGATTGTACTCTGAATTGTACTTGTCCGAAGGGTCCAAGCTCAACTACGCTAAGATGACGACTAACCCAGAAGCGGGTACTGCCAACAGGGTTTACTTGCCACTCATCTTCTTCTTCAACCGCAACCCAGGATTGGCCTTGCCATTGATTGCTTTGCAATACCACGAAGTCAGAATCGACATTGACTTGACCTCTGAGTATGAAGCACACGTGACTGGCTTGAAGGTGTGGGGTAACTACATGTACCTTGACACTGAAGAGCGCAGACGATTCGCGCAAAAGGGTCACGAATACTTGATCGAGCAAGTTCAGCACACTGGTACCGATTCCTTGGAGGCTGGTGGTACTAAGCAAGTCAGATTGTCCTACAACCACCCAGTCAAGGAATTGGTCTGGTGTGTGACTGACGGTGATTCGTTAAAAGCCAACTTGTGGAACCTTGGTACCTCGACCGATGCGACGAAGGTTGCAATTGCTTCGGGTCAAGTCGCCAATTCTAATTGCGTTTCGACTACGACTTCTTCGTCCGGTGTCCCACAGTTCATCACCGGTGACCTCGGGGGTTCGGTGGATTATGTTGAAGAAGTTGTTGGTGCGCTTAACACTGCCAAGTTGGTCCTCAACGGCCAAGACAGATTCAAGGAGCAATCCGGTAAGTACTTTAACCAAGTGCAACCATTTGCCCACCACTCCGGTTCGCCATGTGCGGGTGTCTACTCGTACTCCTTTGCGCTCAAGCCAGAAGAACACCAACCAACTGGTACGTGCAACTTCTCCAGAATCGACAACGCGCAAATGTCGGTTACTTGCAATGCCGCGGGTGACCGTGCGGCTCTCGCCCTCCAAATGTTCGCGGTCAACTACAACGTTCTCCGTGTCCAATCCGGTATGGGTGGCCTCGCCTTCTCCAACTAAGCATTTCTTAGTTTATTGAGTTTAGTAAAAAATAAAATTTAAAAAATAAATAAAAAATAAAATTTAGATTTTAAAATTTAGAACAAATTTTAAAGTGTAACCTTAAAGTATTTTTGTATTTTTTCGAGTACGTACCAGTTCGGTTCGATTTTTTCAGATTCGATTTTGTTTATAGTATCTAACGTTTCGCCTATTCTGTGTGCAAGTTCAACTTGTGTATGACTTCTTTTTATACGTAGCATTTGGATTCGTTTACCTAGTGTATTATCCATGATGTAATATATTAGAGTTTAACACCCAAAACTCGACGCAGTTTTTGCATGATTTTATGATCCGGAATCGCTTTACCTGATTCGTACGATGATATTATATCAGACGATACGTTTATGAGATTAGCAAGTTCCTTTTGTGTATACTTTTTTGTAGTACGCGCTCTTTGAATAGTCAAACCCGTTTCTTTACCGACCCTTTTATGTGTACCTAGATCAGTTTCCTCGAGTTTTTGGAGCGGTGATTTGCCGGAATATTGACACCGTTTCGGTAATTTGATTTCCTGACCCATGAACTTGACGTATTTTTCCTTTTCTTTTTCTTTAGTAACACTTTTACCGTGTATGGTAATTTCATCCCAATCTTGGTGGAACATGTTTTATAGTATAAGTACTTAAAATTTTAAGTAATAATAATATAAATATGTTAACTCTTTATTATGCGATTGGAACAATAGTTCTGATATCAGTCTGTTTTGTATTAAAAAACGGTTGGTGTTTGTGTGGTGATGAAGATAATGAAGACGATGAGGAACCTCGTCCAAAATACGAACCCAAACTCCCAAGAGATTTGTATTGGAGACACTAATAGGACCCGAAATCGTGATATTTTTTTTAAAATATAAAGTATATGACTTTTATACTTGAAATAATAATACCCCTTATACTATTTGGTCTTATGTATAAAAATTTTGATAAATTTATGCATTGTTGTACTCCTAAATCATGGCACGACCTTGATTCGGAGATATAAAGATTTAATGTTTATAATAAGTTAATGGAAGGTATTTATATATTTTTAATAGTTTTTGGAACTATTTGGTGTGTGTATTATTTATTAGAACCAGTTTGTAAATGTTATTATAAGTGTTTCCCAAAAAGACGAGAATATGATATTGAAGTATAAAGTTTAAAACCTATATATACTATAAATGATTGATGCATACACAGACGGAAGTTGTTTAGGTAATCCCGGACCTGGTGGATGGGCGTATCTTATAAATACAGATCCTCAAATTGAAAATGCTGGTGGTAAAGATATTACGACGAATAATGTTATGGAAATGATGGCAATTATAAAAGTTTTAGAAAAGTGTTTAGAACTTGGATATAAATACGTCCGTGTTTTTACTGATAGTAATTACGTAAAAATGGGTTTAACGGAATGGTCTAAGAATTGGGAACGTAACGGTTGGAAAACGGCAAAAGGTTACGATGTAAAGAATAAAAATGAGTGGGTACAAATGGTTGAATTGATGCGTAAATTTGAAATCGTCGATATTAAATGGGTCAAGGCACACAACGGAAACGTAAACAATGAACGTGTTGATACATTAGCCAGGGAATACGCATACTTATTTTCTAAGAAATAGTAATGGGAGTTACTCTACCAGAACAACATCACTGGTGTCCAAAACAGGAAAAACT